CCCTTTGTCGTAGTCAACGGACTGGAAGTAGGATGCCACAGCGTCCAGGCGGGAAAGGATGTTGCTGTCAGTGGGGTTAAACCGGAAAGAGCCGATGGTTTCACCTGTCTCGGAGATAATCGGAACGGTAACGGCCCCGGTATTGATTTTGAGTTGAAGCATGATAGTGTCCTCCTGTTATGCGGCGTATTAGGTGGTGGCAGTAAAGACGGGAGCGCCGGCCACGACGCTTGCGGCGGTAACAGTGCCCTTGACCATAGCGCCGTCCTCGGAAACGGTGAAGGGGAAGTTCACTCCGGTGGTGTCGCCGCCGATGGAGTTGACCTTGACCATGACCTCACGCAGATAGGCGGCGTGGGTGGTTGCCTCGGTGTCCTCGACAATGACCTCCAGCAGGAGGGTCTTGCAGTCGTCGCCCTTCTTGCGCTCGAAGGCAATCTCCTTGAGCTTGGCATACAGGGCGCTCTCGGGGTCAGCATAGAAGGGGTCACTCTCCATGCTTGCCTCATAGCCGTTGTCCCTGGTCTTGGTCTGGCCCAGAATGTTTTTAATCCTCTCGGTGTCGGGAGACAGGTCGAAGGTCATTTCCTCGATGTCGGTGCCGATAACCTCAAAAGTGGAGGAAGAAACGTCAGCCACCTTCTTCTTGAAAGCGGTGTCGAGGTAGCACAGATACGCTTCACGGTTCAGCTTTGCCATAATAATCACCTCTTGAAAATATTGGTGTACCGGGCGTTAATGTAAATAGCCCAGTTTTCGGACTTGTTTTCGTTTGTGCTGTCCAGATACCCGCCGGACATCCGGCGGATAGTTGTAAATTGTCGGGTGCCAGTTAGTGGGGGGTATTCGGTCAACTGCTCCTCTTGCCCGTTGACCTTGACCACTTGCTTTTCCAGCCAGCGCCCCAGAGTGTCTAACCACTCTTTCACCTTGATTTTGCGGGACTCAGACAGGCCGGATTCCCGGTAGACCACATGGAACGGATAGGAGCAGTATTGAGTGACTTTCCCGGTGACGCTTGTAATCTCTCGCTCAATGACTGGCCCCTCAGTGGGAAAGATTGCTTTTCCTCTCTCTTCTCCCAGCGCAGAAAAGCCCATCTGCTCACCTTCTGGCATGCCGGGAAATTGGTCTAGGAGTTCAAGCAATCCGTTGGTGATAACGTCGTAGCCGTCAAGGTCGTACACCACTTTCTTTTCAGCCACGTTTACCACCTCCAGCCTTTTCCTTTGCCAGCTTCACCCATGCGGAGCCGTATTCTGCTTTTGCCGGTTCAAACCAGTGCGCTTGTGCGTCCGGGTTGAATGTTGTTGTGTACTTCAACGGGCGGTCTGTGACAATCTTCTTTTCGCCCTTCATAGCCCACGGGCTTCTTGACGTTTCACCAATCATCACAAAGCCCTCGTACAGGAAACGCCCCATTGGGCCAGCACCGCCGCAGACTTTTCCACTTCCAGCCATGGATTCACTTCTCGCCTTAGTGCGCTGGATGAAGTTGCCAGTTGCACCCCTCGGCATGAATTTTTCCATGTCCTTCATCACTTCACGGTCTAAATCCGTCTGTGCCTCCTGGTATTGCTTATCGAAACGGGAAAGGTCAATGTTCACCCGGACGTTGCCTTTCACAAGTCCCCATTTGCCGATGAAAATGGTCTTGATGGTGTGACTCATCGTCCCGTCACCTCCAAATGGCGAATGACGGTAAAGGGGCCGTTTACGGTGTTCACAGCAAAGACGTGGTCATAGTGGGTATTCATGAAGGAATAGAATCCGCTGTCATAATCATCGTCCGTGACGGGTGTTTCTGTCTCCCAGTCACCGACAAAGAAGAAGTCAAAGGTTTCGTCTCCCGGCGTGAATGTTACGTTTCCCGCCTTGTCGCTCGTTCTCTGCCACTCCTTAGGGGGGAGATAGGGCTTTTCGCAAGGCAAGCGAACATTCAGCACACAAACGTCTTGCGATTCCTCACCGTACTTTGCGATTGCATTGGCACGGTCAAGGTTGACATTGCAGTTGTGGAGGATTGTGGGGTACCACATATCCCCCAGGCGCTTGTTTTGCACCCGGTTGAACACCGTTACTGTCTTGTCATACATTGGGGTATGCACCCCCATAAAGCACACCAACGCCGTTTGCGTCCCTTACACCGGACAGGTGTGCAATCGCTGTGTCTCGGAGCAACTTGTCACGGGTCAGCGGATCAGATGCGGCAGCACTCAGAGTTGTTCCTTTGCTTGCGCTCGTTGCCGTGGCATAGCTGATACTCTCGTTTCCAGCGCTCTTGCTGGATACCACAGCGCCGTGAACAGTGCCGTCTGTGTCCGTTACAAGGGCGCTTGCTTGCTCTGTGGCCTGTTCCAACAGCTCAATGCGGTGCATGACGTGGACAAGGTTGCAGGCGCACATCTTCACTGACGTTTCATCGTCACCGGTAGGGGGATAGACGGTCAGTTTTTTGATGCCGTCCACCCCGGAAGTCAGCCTATCCATCAAGGCAGAAGCCTCCCACGACAGGCGGTTCCAATCGTCTTCCACGTCGTCCTTTGGGAACAGGGAGGCATACACTTCAGAGTCAGTGTAAATCATGGGAGGCTCCTTTCGTTAGGGTTCGGCGGGGGTGACGGTTGCAACAGCGATTCCGTCAAGGTACTCAGCCCACAGCTTCATTCCCATCAGGGCGAACACCTCACCAACTGCGGTAGTGTAGTTGCCCTGAGCATGGAAACCGATGAGGTTGGTTTCGCCGGAAACGGTGTAGTTCAGGCCAAGACGTGCAAACTCGCTGTCGCCGGGGTCGATGTAGTACAGGTCAATGTTCTCAACGGGAAGGGCAATCACACGTCCCTGCACAATGTCCGGGTCAGACAGCAGAAACAGGGTGGAATAACCCATAAAATTCTGTACATAAGTCAGGCCGAACATGGTCTGAAGAGTAATGTCTTTGTCACCCAGATAGTCGTAGAAGTCCAGAATGTTCGCAAAACCGACAACCTCAGTGACGGTCTTGCGCATTTTCTGAAACTTGTCCAGAACTTTTCCCTTCGCCATAGCAAGAGCACGCTGCCATGTGGTTTCAGTCAGGGTCAGAGTGCCGGTGTTCAGGAAGGTGTAGAAACGATTGAGAACAAGCGTGGTCAGCTCAACCAGAAAAGCATCGTCGGTCTTTTCGACTGCAATTTCTGCGCCGTACTTCTCCACGTCCTCAATGGGAACCGCCTTCGCGTACTTCTCGATGGTGAGGTCTTCCATGCCAGCCTTGGTCACGGTTGCCTTGCTGTACGGGATTACCTCTCCGGGGCCGACGTTGCCGCTCTCCAGTGCAACGGAAGCGGAGTAGGTTACAAGCTGTGTGCCGGGGGTCTTGCGAATGGGGCGCATGATGCCCAGAAGGTTTCTCAGTGCGTCCCAGTTCATGTTAAACCGGGAGACAAAATCAATCTCCCTTGCGGTAACGTTGGTATAAACGTTGGGCAGACTGTCCCGGGGGTTGGTCAGGGTTTCGACTTTTGTCGCTGCCATTTAAATCATTCCTCTCTTGATTAACTCGCCCCATGCCCTCTGTCTCTGAGCGGTGTCTTTGATTGCCATAATCTCAGCTTTGGTCATGGGGGTTCCGGCTTGTGAGCCGGACGGCTTTGGTGTTGTAAAGTGCGGTCTTCTCTCGTCCTCCTCCGTGATAAGCACGTTGGGGAGAGGCTGTCCATCTGCGCCGGTGGTCAGATCGGTAAAGATAGCGTCCAAAAGCCGCCCGTCGTTCTTTTCCAGCTCTGCCAGCATAGATGCCTTGATACTCTTCTCGGTAATCTCGTTCACGAACTTCTTGTCGCTCAGGAACTCCCGGATATTCTCCTTTCGGGTCACAGCGAGAGCGTCCGCTTTCCGTGCGTCCTGCTCGTCCTTGAGCTTCTTTTTCAGCTCTTCCAGTTCCCCGGCAGGATTCTCCCCCAGTGCGTCCAGCTTGCCCTGCACATCGTCAAGACTCGTTTTGAGCGTTTCAGCGTTCGCCTTGTACTCGTCCCGCTTTGCCGTCACCTTGTTGTAGTCGGCAATGGTCTTGTAGTTCTCAGCCACTTCCGATTCAAGGTTCTTTTTCTGCTCGTCCGTGATGGTCACGCCGATTCCGGTCAGAATGTCAAAGATGTTTTTCATGTCTATCCTCCTAAACGTCTGTTTTAACTCCCCGTCGGGAGTAGTGGATTCAGCCCTTTAAACCTGGGCAGGGTAGGCCCCTGTACGGATTCGAACCGCAGTAATAGTGTTTCCACCATCGTTCTACCATCTGAACTACTAGAGGCACATAAAAAGAGCCGTCAACTATTCGGAATTTCCGAACGGTTCACGGCTCATGGCTCTGATTATTCAGTTTTCAGCGGGATTTCCTTCTTGCACACCTTACACCAGACGTAAACCTTCCCGTCTCGCACACGGGCAAGGAGTTTCCCGCAGGTGCATTTAATTGGTTTATTCAATCGTTTACCCACCCTTTCCCCGCTGGCAATTTCCACCAGCTCGCCGCATTGACGATCTCCCACTTGTGCGGGTACAGATTTGCACTGTACATGATTGCACTTTACCCGATACTTTACAGGGCGCCGCCTCGGGCTGGGCGGTCAGCAACACCCTTGTGTTTCGTCCTCTAGCAATCAACCAAACTTAACCATGTTAGTGTCTACCTATTCCACCACCGCACATATAAAGGCTTGCCGGGATTGCGCCGGAGACGGGTGAGGCGATGAAAGAGGTCTGTAACATCATCAGGAGTTAATGTCTCATCCGCAGCCCCTACTTACAGCCGGGGGCTTCCTCGAAAGGAGGACCGGTGAAGCAACATGTAACTTCACCTGTCAATTATAGTTTAACACAAAAGGTTGCGTAAAGTTGTCACACTTCGTCATTCACGGGAAGTTTCACGCCCAGAATAATTGCCGGAGCGCGTTCAAATGTGCCGACAAGCCCCTCTTTCGTAGTGTTCGCCCGGAAGATAACGCCGGGGCGCTTTTTCAGCTCTTCGATAAGCGCCCATGTGGGGACACCCGAAAAGTTAAAGTCGGTGATTTTTGGCGATTCAATGCTTGACCTGTAGAGGTTTCCGAGTGTCCAGTCTTCATACATTTCTTCAAGCGTCCTTGGCATATTACTTTTTCTCCTTCCTTTTGTACTTCCTCGCCGCCGATCTTGCCGCCGCTGCCTGTTTCCTGTCCCACTGAGCGATTTGTAGGCGCTCCGCAAGTGGGCGCAAGTCGTTCTTCGTGCAGAACTCGGAATAGGCTTGATTTTGCTTTTGCAAGAGCGCCGCTTTCCGTTGGTAATCTCTCTCTATTGCCTCTCTCGCCTCGCCTGTCGCCTTGTCTGTGGCTTCTTTCAAGCCCATAGTTTCCCGCTTGGTCTTTCGGATTCTGCGCTCTAGCGTCCGCTGGCGCTGCGTGAGGTCATAAACTCTTTTGTTTTCTGCTGAGTCGTAGTTGGTGAACGGATTCGGCATACCCTCATAGTACACACTGGAGGTATGTCGGCAGTTTACACCCGCAAGCCCTCCCACGGTGCCGATTTCGGTACTCTCCACAAACTCCCGGTATTTGCGTATCATCTCAGGCGTGGGCTTTTCCGGCTCTGGGCCTCCTGCGAGGGCAGGATAGGCGGCGTTGAGCTTGTTCCAATCCACCCAAAAGATTTCACCTTGCCACAGTTCGTGGGAGGGACGTGCGCCCATGTGTGAGGATGTGATTCTGAGGGGCGG